TGAGGCAGTGATCAGGTTCTCTACAACCCTGCTGCCTACCATCCTAGCCTGACCGCTCTTAGCAGTTCTGATGAGGCCTTCGTGGTCGTGGTAGGTGGCTTCTGTGGCGCGTGTGAATGTGCCGGGATTAGTTGCAATAACAGCAGGGCTTCCGCTGGATTCAACAACAGAAGGTGTTAAACTGTTTAGAAGTGGTACTTCAAAAGCCAACGGGCCATCTGCTTGACCTGTCGTACCTCTCAAGACATTTCGTATAGTTGATCGTAAAACAGATCTTAGCACGTTTAGTTCCTTTGGTCAAGGCTCGTCATTACTGCGTCAACATCAAGCGAAGCACCGCCGCCTGAAGTCGTAAGATAAATCTTGGTTCCTGCGCCAAATAAACCATTAACTTCAAAGTTAGATGTTTGCGTAGCGTCGGTATCGTTAAAAGAAGCAAGAGTCCCGTCTTCTTTAAGATACTTAAGAGTTACAGTTGCACTATCAAAAGTCCCATTGACTTTAATAGTTGCTGAACCGTCACCGCATACGCCAAGAAATGTATCCGTATTAGTCGTAATAGTCGCTGTTTGTCGTTTGTTCGTCATTTCTATTAGTTCCTATAAATAGGTTGTTCATGTTGTGAGCCAGTTTTTACTAGCTTGTAATCAATAACTTCGTAGTCATCTTGAATATGATTAGCTGTTTCGTTGTGATAAACTGTAGTAAATCTAGTTACATCTTCGTCACCTGTACTAGGCATATAGTCAGCCAAGACTTTATTAACCCACCTAGCAATAGACGCTACTAAAATTGAATGATCAAATTCATTTTCCATGTTAATATATTCTTCGCCTTCGATATCAGGATTAGTATCTTGATAGGTGGATATATTAACTAGACCTGCGTCAGTCATTTGCATAATACGAAATCTAACAAGGTCCGGTCGATCTGGGTTGCGTCCCATATGCAGTTGCAAATCAGGGTCTGTCAGGAGTTGTTTAAGAAACATTTGTTAAGTCCCTACTAACCAAAAAAGATCTATAGCCATACTTGCTGCAGTTTTATTAATTGTAAAACCATCTGAATCAAAAGAAGATACACCGCCAGCTGCTCGACTTACAGCTCCTGAGTTATATACATCATAAAGTTCATTAGTACCTGAAGTATTAAAAAAATCTACAGAAAGACCATCATCATATGCTGTTCTTGTTCTGTGATAATAAGTAGAGTCTACATAATAACCGCCAGCAGTGATTATTTCTGACGCGGAAGTAGTTATAATTTGAACAACCATAATCCAAGTTGGCTGAAAGCCTACACCCGTAACAGCTTGATTTCCTGTTGCGGCTGTAAGTGATACGTGACCAGCTCGTATTTTTACTCCTGAAGAGTTTGCAGCGGGTAACACACCAGTAACATCTGTTGTAAGATCAATCTGATTAAGAGTAATTTCTTGACCAGAAAGTGTCAAATAGTCGGGTGTACCTGCTAAAGTTACATCAGTAGAATTATCAGTGCCTGCTGCATCTACACCAAGATTAGTCCGGGCTGTTGCTGCATCGTTTAAATCACTAAGGTTATTAGCAACAAGAAGTGTTTCTGCTGTAGATGAAACACTTAAATTAGTACGTGCAGTTGCTGCATCGTTTAAATCACTAAGGTTATCAGCAACGAGTAGTGTCTCTGCTGTCGATGAAACACCTAGATTAGTACGTGCAGTTGCTGCGTCGTTTAAATCGCTAAGGTTATTTGTTATTGCAAGCCAAGGAATGGTCGTCAGCGTCAGCGTATCTGCATATACATCTTTAAATCTTTCTGTATTTGTCCCAAGATCAATGTCACTATCTGTTACTGGAGCTACAACCCCATCAGCAACGTAAACTTGTTCTACGGAGGAACTAGCTACGTCAATCCAAAACTCAAGTCGGTCATTAGTAGTATCAACAAGTACTTTGTTTAACGGAGTAGCTAAGCCTGCATCGCCTACTACGCCAATAACAGGCCCTTCTGCTGCTGTGCCGTCGTGGCGATGACCTGTCGTATTAGAGAATGCAGATTGAACTTGGTTAAACTCGTTGTTATGATCAGCTGCTTCAATCGTAGCTGCATCTACAAAAGTTGTTTGTCGTGTATATCCGGCCATGTTTATCTTCTATCCATAGGTACAAATGTTATATACATACCTGTTATTTTAAAAGGAGGATAAGAGTCTGATCCTGTAAAACTAAAAGATACCGAAGTACCAGACCCTCTTAAGTTAATTCTTTTTAACGGAGTAGATACACCATATACATCTGTACCATATACGGCGGTGCCGTACACTGCTCCGTAACTTAACGAACCTATAGTTGTCTGAGGAGGTTGGACAATATCAATAGAGCTAAAGTTAAACTTCCACTGCAAGGTAATATCTGTAGGGCCTTCTGGTTCCGTAGATAAGTTCATCCAATGTAGAGTTTTTCTTAGGCCCGGATCACCAAAATCCATATCGCCTGTAACATAGTTATACGTTATAGGCAAACCAGCAAAGTCATCGCCGCTATCATGAATGTATACGTTACCGCTTAAGTCTCCGTGATAATATACTTCTGTTCCACTAAACGATGCGCTAACAGCTCCTACATCAAACCCAGAGCACGTACTCCATTCAAACCCCATACCGCCTGTTTCAGGGTTAATTCGTAACGTACCTATAATTCCTCGTTGCGTTGTTGCACCGCCCCCAGATACGCTGTAGTATAATCTATACTGATCTCTGCCTCGAATAACAACACTATTAAAAATGTAACTGCCGGGAGTATTTGTTATTTCAGAAACTAAAGGCTGGATGTTTTGGCTAATTGTTCCTAACTCTACGTCGCCAATACGTTCTGTACCTGCGATAGTTCTAAAACCATCTTGAGATAAGTAAATTAAATCGCCGCCTAGTTCTTGTATTGTATACCCAGACACACAGCCTAGATCAACAGTTACATCCTCTACAGCTGTTTCTGCTGTAACATTAATGTTGATTAATTTCTTAATAGACCGTTCGCAAAAAATATAAAGATCGCTTCTGAAACTTTTAATACCAACAATAATGTCGTTAATAGTAACTGACCCAGATCCTGTGCCTGAGAAATCGTCGTCGTCGTTATTGCCGCTGTAATAAATAGTTGAAGGTTCATTAATAGCATCTACTATACAAAGATGCTGCTCGTGTATTTCAATGTATTTACCTGCATCAGGAGCTGAATGCGTAACACTATCTAGTTCTTCGTAGTACCAAGTCTTACTACCACCTGTACCTTCGATACGAAACACAGCAACACTATCTGCACCAGTAGCGATAATTAAAGAACCATAGTCAGCGTTTGTTTTGCCCGTAGGGGCTTTCATTAATTTAAACTGCGCTTGATCCTGAGAAGGTCTAGGCAGAGCAGCAGCGGCTGCTAAAGCTGCGTCATTTCCGCCACCAACTAAATCTTTATTAACCTGTGTCCAAGTAATACCATCTTCGGAATAATATATTTCAGAGTCTACACAAACTACAACGCCTTCGCCATAAGCTTGTACTCCATATATTTGAGTAGCGCCTCCGGGTTTAACAGCAGACCCTCCCCCAAACGCAGTAAAGCCGTTGATCCGTCTATAGCCGCCTTCGTTAGATACTTCAAAGTTATTTAACTTAACAGCAACATTAGGTTTACGCAGTGACTCATAAGGAGTAGACACAAGATCTAAACCCCCTTGAGGAACAACAGTAAATGGTTGAGCTACTGCCATATTAAATATACCTTACACGATCATCGGATATATAATCAGGAGTTTGTTCGATTAAAGACCTTCTCATTTTTTTTAATCCGTCTTCGTACTCCTGCATAGCAAACGCTGCTTGCTGTGGGCTTTCTTTAAACTGCCACATGTAATACCGAGCCTTAGCGTATAGTACATTAATCCACGAGTCAGGGATAATTATCTCATCGTCAAATACATTTAACCTACTTGGTTGAATCCACGCACTAAAATATATTCTGTATACTTTATCAGGAATAGGACTTACGCCGAAGTATCTAGTATCTGCGCTTTTAAATATTTTTCTTGGTACGTCGTACCCTTCACCTTTAAAGAACGTATTGTTATCTTCGTCCCGATAGTGAAGGTTATATTGTTCTGTTGTAATATAATTAAGCTTTCTGCTTTCGTAGGGTTCAGTTTCTCCTGCTACACCATAAGTAGTCAAGTAAAAATTATCCCAGTCAACAGATTTAAAATCAGTTCTTACGTCAGCTGATCCTGACTTAAGTAAGTATAGTTTCGTGCCTGCTACTGTTTCTATGTACAAAGAACCAGTAAAAGGATCTTCAGGGCTTCCTTCAATTAAAAAAGGCCATTCTTCTTCTGCATTAACAATATCAAAATAAGCTCTGTTAATGATATCTTTTACAAAGGCATGAATACCTACAGCACTATTAAAGTTAGCAGAATTAAGTTCTACTTCGTTTAGTTCCTTAAGGATCTCATTTGTTGCTGTTAAATATGTAGTAGTCATTATATACCTTTTAAATCAAGGGGGCCATTACTGACCCCCAAGAAGTTTTGCTGATTAAGCGTCTGAAGTAGTATTCCAGAAAGCTTTAACCAGTGCTTCAGGTCGCAGAACCTTACGGCCATAGACATGAAGACCACGAACAATGTCACCAAAGCTAGTCGGATCACGCAGAGTTTCTACGTTCAGCATAGTACCAGCCGTAGCCACACTTGACATGTGACCAGCCAGAGCAATGCTAGAATTAGCACCAGCAGGCATGTTGTTTGACTTGTACATCTTAAAGCCACGCAACAAACCAGACGTTACCAGACCATTTCGGATTGAACCTGCACCTGCGTTATAGTCAACAGAAAGCAGCTTAGAGCTAGATTCTGCCAGTACTTCGTAGAAAGCAGGACTAGCAACAAACCAACGATTTTCTTCCGGTACGTTTTGTTCGTCCAGCAGACGAGCCATACGAGACAGCAAGTCAATCGGATCAGTAGTACCAGTTGAAAAACCGATATGTACAGACTCGCCTGCACCGAGGTTAGGCAGGTCGTCAGCCGTAGCGTCGTCTGCACCGATAACCATGTCGGGGCTTGCAGCTGAAGCATTAGATGAAATGTACGTAAGTACGTTAGAATCCATCTGATCCTTCAGTGCATATGCAGCTGAGCCAGAAGCTACTTCTTTCCAGTTAACATGAGACATGCGCTTTTCAATGTCATCTACGATGAACTTAAACGCACGAGCTTGGTCAACTACCATAGTAAGTTCTTGGTCAGTCAGCAAAGTCTGAGTCGTATCGCTACCACGAGTGTAATCGTAAGTAGTAATCGTCGGTTCTTTAATGATGTTTACGGTATCGCCAAAAGCGGCGATCTCGCCAGAGTAGTCAGTGTTAGTGATTGCTTCAACCACTGAGGCTTTGCGGAAAAAGTTTTGAACCTTTTTACTGTAAACCTCAGGAAGGAAGAACGCATTCGTCTGACCAGCAATAGCAGTATCAAAGTTAGAGATACTGGGTGTTGAGCCTTCTTCAAAATCGGCCATGATATTTACCTTTTATTTGCTAGAATTATTTATTAATAACCCTGCCTTCAACGATAGCCTGATCAATCTCATTTTCGTACCTGTCATATTGGTCTGGGGTCAGAGCCTTAATTTCAGAACGAGTCCAGATTTTTTTCTGCTGACCTGTCTCAACTCCGGCATTACGGGTCGGGACTAAGCTTGCAGCATCAGGATCAATCGCAGGCAAGGCTGCGCTTTGTTTGTCTGATTGTGGCACACCAGCTGCGGCTTTATAGAGTGTAATAGCCTGAGCAGCTAACTCACCATCATAAGGGTTGTTATAGATCCAGTCTTTAATCTGAGTAGGTTGATTCTCTGCCCATTCATGGAACATAGGATCATCCTTAATTTCAGCAAAGTCCGGGTGTGCTGACATCAAATAAGCCTGAGCTTCTTTTTTCATCAAACGCTTTTCACGTTCTTTGATTTCAGATAGCTCTTTTTCAAGAGCCTCAGTCTTAGTATGAGTAACAGTTTCCATAACATCCAAAAGTTCTGGATTGTTTTGCCTATAGACTTCTACTTCTTCCGGCGTCTTCGGAGGCTGATAAGAAGGTTGTTCCTTCTCTTTTGCCATGATTTCGATTTTAGCCTTCAGATCTCTTAGCTCCTGATTAACTTCATTCATCTTACGATCATGATAGCTTTTCAGGTCGCTGTGGCGTTTCTGCCAATCATGTTGCTGAGTAGCGTCAGGTGGAGTGGCCGATTCTTTCTCGGAGTCCTTAGAAAACGGGTCAGCTTGTTGTGGCACAAAAAGGGAGTTACTATCTTTAAACTCGTTTTCTTTTACATTGTGCCAAGGTTTGTTTGCGTTATACGCATTTGGTTGTGCTTCAGACATTTCTTCTCCTTACGGGGCTGTCAGTTTAAGGTATCCTTTAGTACGTGCACAAGTACGTCAGGGGCTTTAACTTCTAGGTGGCCTAAGAGTTAAGGTGAGCTTTCGCTCGTCAAGCTAGTATTAGCTTGTAATACCCGCAGCATCAAGGATAACCTTAAGGGCTGTTACTTCTCCCTGCAAAGTATCCAGAGCTGCGGCTACTGTATCAAGATCAGTCGCTGCGTTTGATGTTACTGGAACAGCGCCTGATGCGTGTGGGGTATAGTCGGTTACAGACCAAGCAGTTT